TGCCACGCGCACACGCGGCCGAGTTCTTCCATTCTGGTCAGGAGGCCAGCCATTGACGACCGCTTGGCGTAACCGCATCGTGAGTTCGGGCGACGAAGCCCCGGACCAACTCCTCGCCAACCCCGCGAACTGGCGCACGCATTCTGGTCCGCAACGAGATGCCCTGCGCGGATCGCTCGACACGGTGGGCTGGGTCCAGCAGGTCATGGTCAACCGGCGCACCGGCTTCGTCGTCGACGGCCACGCTCGCATCGAGGAAGCACTCACTCGTGGGGAGCCGACCGTGCCGGTCCTGTACGTCGACCTCTCGCCTGAAGAGGAAGCGCTGGTCCTCGCGACCTTCGATCCGATCGGCGCGATGGCGACCGCCGACACCGCCAAGCTCGAAGAGCTGCTGGCCGGGATCACGGTGGATGACGCCGGGCTTCTCGCGCTGCTCGCAGACCTTGCGCTACAGGGGCCCAAGGCGGGCCTGACCGATCCGGATGACGTGCCGGAGGTCGGCGACTCGTCGAACGTCCATCTTGGCGACCTCTTCGCGCTCGGCGACCACCGGCTGATGTGCGGGGACTCGACCAAGGCCGAGGACGTGGCGCGGCTCACGACTGGCCCCGTGGACATCATGTGGACCGATCCGCCCTATGGCGTCGAGTATCACGGTGGGTCCCGTCCACGGGCTGCTATCGAAAACGACCGCGAGGTCGATATGTTGGAGGTGCTGGCACCAGCACTGCGACTCGCACCGCTGCGACCAGGTGGTGCGTTCTATATCGCTGGTCCAGATGGCACGCTCTTCCTCGATGCACTACGCGAGGTTGGGTGGCGGTTGCGTCAGCAGTTGGTGTGGGTCAAGGACACATCGACGTTTGGCCGAAGCGATTACCAATGGCGCCATGAGTCGCTTCTCTACGGTTGGCAAGACGGTGCGGCGCACTACTGGGCTGGTGACCGGAAGCAGGACACGGTTTGGGAAATCGCCCGTCCCGTGCGGTCAGAGTCGCACCCGACGATGAAGCCGGTCGAGCTCGTCACCCGATCACTTGAGAACTCGAGTCGAGCGAACGATGCGGTCTACGACCCCTTCGTCGGCTCCGGCACCACGCTGATTGCCGCCGAGCAGCTCGGCCGCCGTTGCTACGCGATGGAGATCGACCCGCGCTATGTCGCCGTTGCCATCAAGCGGTGGGAAGATTTCACTGGTCGGATGGCGGAGCGCATCGATGGGTAAACGAGGTCCAGCCCCCACGCCGACGGCATTGAAGGTCCTGCGCGGCGAGACCCGGCCCTCACGCATCAACCGCCACGAGCCGGCCCCCGTGGGCGAACTGATCCCCATTCCAGCGGACATCTCCCCAGAGGCGCAGGCCGTCTGGCGGCGCGTGCTGAAGGAGTTCGGCCACACCGGCGTTATCCGCGGTGCCGATAACGACGTGATGCGGATCTACTGCGAGACCGTTGCTCGGTACGAGAAGGCCAGCCGCCTACTCGACGCCTCCGGGCCGCTCGTCAAAGGTGCCCGCTCCGGCGAGGCAGTGAAGAACCCACTGCATCAGATCGTCCGCGACAACGCGGTTCTTGTCCGTGCCCTCGCCGGGGAACTCGGGCTCACACCAGCAGCGAGGGTCGGTCTCAGTGACGCTAACGGTCGAGCCGCCCCAGTTACTACGACCCTCCAACGTCTCCAAGCGAAGCGGCGGGCTGGGTAAGGGCTGGCCGCCGCGCTGGTTGACCCCTGTTCCCGCTGCGGACGTTCGCCGCGGCGATGGTGCCGACGTCTGTCGCTTCGTCGAAGCCTATGCCCGTATCACCGCAGACAGCATCGCGGGTCTGACCGGAGCCCCGCTCGCGCCGCGGGAGTGGCAGCGGCGCCTCATCGCTCAGACCTTCGCCCGGACCCCGGATGGGCGGCGGCGCCACCGTATCGCCCTGTGGGGCATGGGACGAAAGAACGGCAAGACCTCCCTTGCCGCCGCCGTCGCGCTCTACGGCCTCTACGCCGAGGGTGATGGCGCGCAGATTCTGTCAGCTGCCGCCGACCGCGACCAAGCGAAGCTCCTGCACGGCGCGGCGAAGCGGATGGTGGAACTCGACTCGGAATTGGCCGGCCAGTCGAAGGTCGCTCGTGACACGATTGAGGATCTCGCTACCGGCTCCATCTACCGGGCGCTTAGTTCCGAGGCGTACACGAAGGAGGGCCTGAGTCCGACCCTTATCCTCGCCGACGAGCTGCATGCCTGGCCGAACCGCGAGATGTATGACGTTCTCGCCCTCTCGATGGGTGCCCGCGTCGACCCGCTCATGCTTATCGTCACCACGGCCGGAGTGCGGGCCGACGCGACGGGGCAGGACTCCATCGCCTACACGCTCTACCAGCACGGGCGTCGAGTCGCGACCGGAGAGATCGACGACCCGACCTTCTTCATGGCCTGGTGGGAGCCCACGGAGGCCGACGCGCGGATCGACGACCCGCGGGTCTGGGCGCAGGCGAACCCCGGCCTCGGGGATATCCTCGATGTGGCCGACATCCGCGCCGCGGCGCAGCCGGGGCGGACACCGGAATCCGAGTTCCGCATCAAGCGCCTGAATCAGTGGGTGACCTCGTCGCAGGCTGCGCTCCCCTCGGGTGCCTTCGAGGCGCGCAAGGCCTCGCGCATCGTCGCGGTAGATGAACCGATCGTCCTCTTTTTCGATGGCAGCTTCAACCACGATTGCACCGCGCTCCTCGGCGCAACGGTCGGGCCCACGCCGCACCTCTTCGTCGTCGAGTGCTGGGAGCGTTCGCTAGATGATCCGCACTGGCGGGTTCCGATTGGCGAGGTCGATGCGAAGGTCCGTGAGACGTGCCGCGATCGACGCGTCTTGGAGCTCGCCTGTGACCCGTTCCGGTGGGCGAAGGAGATGGAGGAGTGGGCAACCGCTGGCTTGCCAGTCCTCGAGTACGCCACCTCCTCACCGTCGCGCATGGTGCCCGGTTGGGCGAAGTTCTACGATGCCGTGCTGGCGGGCAAACTGACCCATGATGGCGATGCGCGTCTCGTGCGCCACATCGCGAACATGACGCTGAAGATCGATCGGCTCGGCCCGCGCCCCGTCAAGGAGCATCGCGGCTCGCCGCGGTCTATCGACCTCGGCATCTGCGCCGTGGGCGGCTATGACCGCGCTACCTTCCATGCTGCCAATCCCCCCATGCCCAAGGAGATCCTCATCGCATGGGCCTGACCGACCGCCTGCAAGCCGCCTGGGGCGCGCTCACCCGCAACAACTATCCGAACGTTAGCCTCTCGGAATGGTCCGACTGGTTCACCTTCAACGGCGTGAGCTACCCCTACGGCCTCAATCAAACACTCGTGACCGGCAAGGCCGAGGAGATCGAGAATAGTTTCAGCGGCTACGTCGCGCAGGCGTACAAGTCCAACGGTGTCATCTTCGCCTGCATGCTGGCCCGCCTGCTGCTCTTCAGCGAGGCGCGTTTCCAGTTCCGCCAGTTCCGCAACGGCCGCCCGGGCGACCTCTTCGGAACGCCGGATCTCGCCGTCCTCGAGCATCCTTGGCCCGGCGGCACGACGGGCGATCTGCTGGCGCGGGCCATCCAGGACGCCGATCTCGCGGGCAACTTCTTCTGTCGCCGCGCCGGCGACCGCATTCGGCGCATGCGCCCCGACTGGGTGACCATCGTCTTGGGCTCCGATACCGACCCGGACGTGGACGCGGACGACCTCGATGCCGAGGTGCTCGGCTACCTCTTCCATCCCGGCGGCCGCTACTCGGGCCGCGACCCGGAGACGCTGTTGCGCGAGGAGGTCGCGCACTTCGCGCCGATCCCCGACCCGATGGCCTCGTTCCGGGGCATGAGCTGGTTGACGCCCATCGTCCGCGAGGTCATGGCCGACTCGGCGGCCACGGCACACAAGCTCCAGTTCTTCATCAACGGTGCGACGCCCAACATGGTCGTCTCGCTCGACAAGGACATCGCCAAGCAGGCGTTCGACGACTGGGTGAAGACGTTCAAGGAGCACGAACCGACCGGCCTGGCGCGAGCGTACAAGACGCTCTACCTCGCCGCTGGGGCCAGCGTCCAGGTGGTCGGCACCGATCTCAAGCAGCTCGACTTCAAGCTGACGCAAGGCGCGGGCGAGACGCGCATCGCCGCCGCGGCGGGTGTGCCGCCGATCATCGTCGGGCTCTCCGAGGGCCTCGAGGCCGCGACCTACAGCAACTATGGGCAGGCGCGACGGCGCTTCGCCGATGGCACGATGCGCCCGCTCTGGCGCAACTTCGCGGGCTCGCTCGAAACGATCATGCCGCCCCCGTCCGGCGCCTCGCTCTGGTATGACGACCGCGACATCCCGTTCCTCTTCGAGGACAAGAAGGACGCGGCTGAAGTCCAGGCGGCCCAAGCGCAGTCCATCAAGGCGCTGACCGATGCCGGCTACGAGTCGCAATCGGTAGTCGCCGCGGTGACCTCGGGCGACCTGACGCGGCTTTTGCATACCGGGCTCTTCAGCGTCCAGCTCCAGCCGCCGATGCCGGAGGGCCAGCCGCCCGCCGCGACACAGGCCGGCCGCGCGCTGGCCGCGCTCCTCGAACCGTACCTCAACAACGGGAAGTCCTGAGATGCCTTGGGATGTGAAACAGGATGGGCGCTGTCCCGCGGCGAAGCCGTGGGGCGTGGTGAAGCAGACGGATGACTCCCTCGAAGGCTGTCATCCCACGGAGGCCGCCGCACACCAGCAGCAGGCCGCCCTCTATGCAAGCGAGGCCAGCGCCATGACCGATGAGCTACCGACCCGCGCCGAGTGGGATGCCGCCTACATCAACGATCTGCCCGACTCCGCCTTCGCGTGCATCGACGACGGTGGCGAGAAGGACGATGACGGCAAGACGACGCCGCGCTCGCTGCGCCACTACCCGCATCACAACGCCGCGGGCGAGCTCGACCTGCCGCATCTGCGCAACGCCCTCTCCCGCGTCGCCCAGGAAGATACGACCTCCTGCGGTCACGATCACCTCATGATGCACGGCAAGGCCGAGGGCATGATGGAAGCGCCGCGCGATACGGCCGAGTTCCGCCCGCCGCGCGACAATCTCGTGCGCGCGCAGCCGGGCGACTTCGAACTCCGCGATGGCGAGGATGGCGCAATGCCGACGATGGTCGGTCACTTTGCGCGCTTCGGCGAGTGGGCCGAGATCGACTCCGTGTTCGAGGGGCACTTCATGGAGCGACTCGCGCCGGGCGCCTTCCGCAAGACCTTCGCCGAGAACCGTGATCGCATCCGCGTGACCTTCCAGCACGGCAAGGATCCCCAACTCGGGCACAAGGTCCTGGGGCCGGTCGCCGTCCTCGAGGAAGACGACTACGGTGCGCGCTACGAGGTCCCGCTGCTCGACACCGCGTACAACCGCGAGCTCCTGCCGGGCCTCCGGGCTGGCCTGTATGGCTCCTCCTTCCGCTTCAACGCGGTGAAGGAGGATGTCGTGCGCCGCCCGGCGCGCAGCGCCTATAACCCGCAGGGCTTGCCGGAGCGGACCTTGCGCGAGGTCGTCGTGCCCGAGTTCGGTCCGGTCACCTATCCGGCCTACGCCGGGGCGACGGCAGGCATCCGCTCCCTGACCGACGCCTACGTCTTCGATACCTTCACGCGCGACCCGGAGCGGCTCGCGCAGATCATCGAGTCCATGAGGGATACCGCACT